AGAAGCAGAACGCAGCGAAAGTCATTGCGTTCACACCGAATCCATCTGGCGCTTTCATCGCCGAAGTCGAGCAGCTGATTGACGATCAGTCAGAAAACCTCACAGGCTTCTATGAGTGGTTGAAGAATCGCACTGCGAAACCTACTGACGTTCGTGCGGTCATGGAATACTACAGTCGCTGGTTGGAAGATCTCGTCGAAGCAGCAGATCGCAATGCAGACTCTCAGCTGAAGGAAGGTTATGCCTACCTCGGCAAGAAAGGACTGAAGGATCGCACACAGCTTTTCCAAGGTATCATCGCTGACTGTGATTCGTATCTGTCTAACAGTCGCAAGTCTGTTGTGCGCAAGCCGCGCAAGACAAAGCCGAAGACTGCTGATAAGGTAGTATCGAAGCTGAAGTTCCAGAAGGAACACGATGAGCTGAAGATTGTATCCATCGATCCTACCAAGATCGTAGGCGCTCGCGAGCTGTGGGTCTTTAACACTAAATACAACGTCTTGTCTCACTACGTTTCCGAGCAAGGGTTGTCAGTCAAGGGATCGACTCTGCAGAATGTCGCAGAGAGTTCTAAGCAAAAGAAACTGCGCAAGCCAGCAGACACTTTACCGCTGATTACTGGCGGGACTCCCAAGAGCGCAGAACGCGCATTCGAAAACCTCAAGACAAAAGAAGCATCAACCAATGGACGTATCAATGAGTTCACTGTCATCCTCAGGGCAATCAAATAACAACGTTGTTCGGTTCCCTAAGAAGAGCATTCGTAACATAGTCATTGAAGATGATGCGGCTCGTGAGGCTACGAAGCGAGCATACGTCGATGAAGTGACAGAAGCGTATGCTACTCATATTGCCAACAAACTAGCCCAGCAAGGCTTTGACGTTTTCAATAATGAGTTCGACAAGCACTTTGGCTTTGCCATCGAAGCCTTGCGCTCGACGCTTCTTAATACGATGGATCTATACCACCCGTTCCAAGAAGTCGTGGAGCATACGGTCAAGACGTTAAGTGAGTTGTCTCCAGACAACGACGACGATGAGTTCGATCCGGCTTGACAATCACGCATAGATAGTATATGATACTATCATGCAATGGAGTTTGATATGATTCTTGTGGATTTCAGCCAAGTCATGATTTCGAATATCATGATGCAATTGGCTAATAACGACAGCAAGCTCGATGAGGATATGGTCCGCCATATGGTCCTGTCGAGCATTCGCTTGTATAATAAAAAGTTTGGCGCAGAGTATGGTGGGATCGTTATCTGTGCTGACGGTCCGTCATACTGGCGTCGTGAGATCTATCCGTTCTACAAAGCTGGTCGTAAGAAAGCTCGTGAGAAGTCTTCTCATGACTGGTCCACTATCTTCAATGCTCTTCACAAGATTCGTGACGAACTAGAAGAGAATATGCCGTATCCAGTTCTTCGCTTCGAACGTGCGGAAGCTGACGATATCATCGGCGCTCTGTGTCACGCTCACGGTCAGCACGGCGTAGTGACTGAGAAGATCATTATCATCTCTGGTGACAAAGACTTCGCTCAGTTACAGAAGTATGATAACGTCACGCAGTATTCCCCTATCGCTAAGAAGTTTATCACGCCTGACGTGAACCCTGAGCGATTCAAGCAGTATCACATCCTGCAAGGTGACAGTGGTGACGGCGTGCCTAACTTCTTGTCAGCTGACGATACATTCGTGTCTGGCGGTCGTCAGAAACCACTCCCCAAGAAAAAGCTGGAAGAGTGGACGCTGAAAGATCCTAACGAATACTGCACTGGTGAGATGTTGCGAAACTATCACAGAAACAAGATGCTTGTCGATCTCGACTGCATTCCTGACGATCTGCAGAAAAAGATTGTCGATGCTTATGCTACATACAAGTATAATCCTCGCAACAAGATCTTCAACTATTTCATCGAACATCGTCTGCGTCAGCTGACGGAAGCTATCTCGGAGTTTTGATATGACACCAATTCAATGCCTGCAACTTATCCTAACCTTAGTCGTGACTGGCACTTGCACTGCTGTCTCTGGTATTGTGTTTAGAAGTGAGATTTCATCTAATAAATGGTTTATGTGGACTGGTCGTTCGTTACTGGCATTTCATGCTATTGCATTTCCTGCAGTCATGATCCTTTTGATCTGGAGTATCTAATGATTGATCTTAATAAGTATGCCGACTTCGTTATGGCTGTTACTAGCAAGGAGAGCCGTGAAGTTGAAGCGTTCATTTCTCGTTTGAGAGAAGTCCATTTCGATAGTGCTACGCTGAACGGTTCCCTTCTCCTGACTGCTATGATTGGTATGACCAGTGAAGCTGGTGAAGCGCAGGAAATCGTTAAGAAAGTTCTATTCCAAGGTAAGCCATTCACTGAAGAGACTCGCACGCATCTGAGCAAGGAACTGGGTGACGTGATTTGGTATTGGGTCAATGCTTGTAATGCGCTTGGTTTGAATCCTAATGAAGTTGTTCAGCAAAACGTAGAGAAGCTCCAGGCTCGTTATCCTGGAGGCAACTTCGACGCACACTATTCTGAGAACCGTAAGGAAGGCGATATCTAATGAAGAAGCTGGTCATGGTTGAAACGATTTCACAGCATCGTGTTCGTTACGTTGTGGAAGTAGAAGACAATATCGAACACGCTGTAGATGAGGTTGTTTACCGTGAGCACGATCCTGAGTTTAGAGAATTCAGTCAGATGCATCTTGGTAATGTAGTTGTTTCTCATAGAGAAATCAGCGAACAAGAATATATGAAGATGTTCAATGAAGAAAACGATTATCTCAGCGAATGGCCTGAAGATCATAAGAAAAGTCTTATAAATGTAATTGACTACACAGAGGAGAATACTGATGGCGCTTGATACAAGTAAGTGTATGGCAAATTTGATTGCTAAGATTGAAGCACAGACAACCAAGGAGCGTCAGGTAGATTTCCTCAAGCTCTATAGCTCGTATGCATTGAAAGCAGTTCTTGGTTATGGTATGGATCCAGGCGTGAAGTGGATGCTTCCTGATGGTGATCCGCCGTATCGTCCACTTGACGTGAGCGCTGATCAGGAAGGTCGCTTCTATACTGAGTGCAAGAAGTTGATCTACTTTGTGGATAGCCCTGAAGGTCGTCAAGTCAATCAGCTCAAGCGTGAGCAGCTTTTCATTCAGGTGCTTGAGTCTATGGATCCCCGTGATTCTAAATTGCTGCTTCGCATGAAGAATCGTCAGATCAAGATTATGCCTGAAGCGATTGCTGAAGCATTCCCTAATCTGTGGGAAGCGTGGGGTCGTAAAGTAGCACAACCAGCTATCGTTATTGAGGAGGTGCCTGTAGTTCAGGTTCCTACGTTTCAAACAGAAAGCGTCGAAGCTCCTGTCAAGCGTGGTCGTGGTCGCCCGAAAGGTTCTACTAAGAAAGAAGTAGCATGAACACAGCTTTTATCATTGGTAATGGGACAAGCCGCAAAGGCTTCGACCTTACTCGTCTGAAACCATATGGAACGGTGTTTGGTTGCAATGCGCTATATCGTGATTATCCTGACTTCTCTATTCCTGATTTCCTCGTTAGCATTGATGATGGTATCATTACCGAAATAGAAGGTAGTGATTTCCCATCGAAGCGTTTCATCGTTCCACCGATGGACGAACGTTGGGAACCATCTGAATGTAATATCGGTCGCCCACGCAGCAATGCTGGTGTGAACGCCATGCGTGAAGCAATCAAGATGGGTCACGATCAGCTGATCTGTCTTGGTTTTGACTTCCTGATTGCTGACGCAGCTCAGTCTGTGTCAAATGTTTATGATGGCACGAATAACTATGGAATGGAAGTTCGTGCTAACGCCAACGACAATCCTGGACGTATCAACTACGTTGCATGGCTGACTAGAGCGAATCCTGGCATCGACTTCATTTTTATTTTCCCAGACGGCTTGACAATTAACGCGATTTCTGGTAAAAATGTATTTGTGAACAGTTATGAAAATCTTCTGAAACATACATAGGGATATGACTTTTCAGAAGGGAGCGGGATTATGGTAAAACAGATTTTTCTTGAACATTCAAACCTCAACAAGATGGATCACTTTCTAGGTAAGTTCCTAGATCATGATTGCTACGATCTTGTCTTAACTGAAGACGCAGACGTTTACGAACCACTAACTCCATTGCAGATCGCGAACGGTGAAACTCACAGCGAAAAGAACATTCTCTGTAAGTTCCGCAAAGGCGTATTCTCAAAGGAGATGACGGACGCAGCTTATAAAGCACTGCGCTCTGGTGCTATCATGTCTGATAATCGTGGTCTTGCTGCGGGTATCGAACGCGATACTGAATTTCAGAAACTTCCTGATGGTCTTGGTTCTCGTCGCTGGGTTACACAGCAGCAGAAAGCAGTTCTTCAGTATATGGTTAAGGGATCTCCTAAGTCTATCACTGGTGATGATATGCTACAGGAACTCTATGACACAACTCCTACCGCACCGCTTCAGGGTCGTGGTTCTGGTGCTGAAAAAGACAGAGGTGAAATCGGTGCAGGTGCTATCTGGATCGTAAAGAAAGCACAAGACTTTGTGTTCGCCGACTGGTATGAATCTGTCAAGGATAAGAGCCCAGCTGAACGTAAACTTGCAGCTGATCACCTTCTCCACGATATGATCTCAGACACAACTTATGCCAACGGCGTTCGCTCTGGTGTCGGTGGTTTCATGGATCGCTATCCGCGCATTCCATTCTGTCGTGAGACTGGTTGGAGCGCAAGCCATCACGAACTATATGCTTCTTCACTTCCGCTGTTCGAAGAAGCAACAAGAGTCTTTAAGGAAAACCTCCCAATCCGTTTTGCTGGACAGATGGAAGCGATGTCTAAACTCGGTAAGGATTGGCAGATTGGTGATACTGCTTACACGACGCTGACTATCAATCGTGACTTCCGCACAGCTGCGCATCGTGACGTTGGTGATCTGTGTGAGTCATGGGAGTCGCATGAAAATCCCCGTGGTTTCAGCAATCTTCTCGTGCTAGATAATGGTAAGGACTATGATGGTTTCTATCTGTGCTTCCCTGAGTTTCGTGTAGCCGCTGACATTCGTGCTGGTGATCTTATCATGATGAATGCTCACCGCATTCACAGCAACTCTCCTGCCTTCAACTACGAAGAAGGTTTCGAGCGTATGTCAGTCGTGATGTATTTCCGTGAGTCCATGCTTGAGTGTGGTTCCAAGAAGTATGAAGACGCTCGTAAGAACTTCGTGTATATGCGTAAGGCTAATAAAGAGCACGAACTCTGGCATGAAGGTTGGAATGGTGTGTCTCCTGGGATGTGGGATACAGAGGAGTGGGCGAACTACCTCGGCAACAATGGTCTCACTGACGAAGCTGAAGAAGTCCTAAATAAACTCGGTATTGGTCAGAACAAATCCTCACTTGAAGAATATTTCACATGAAACACATTTTGGTTACTGGAGGAAGTGGATTCATCGGCAGTTCTGTTGTCGATGAACTTCTCTACTATGGATACAAGGTTACTGTCGTCGATCGTGTGATTAACGAATGGACAAAGAACCTTGATGTTGAAATCCAAAACTTTGATATCAATAACTTTGGGCTTCATTCATACTACAAGAAGTTCGACGCTATCATTCATATGGCTGCAAGTCATATCGTTCCTGAGAGCGTTGTTGATCCGATGACGTATTACTACAACAATCTAACTTCTATTCAGCGCATCATGGAATACGCAAAGGAGTATGACGTTAAGGTTGTGTTCAGCGGAAGTGCTGCGGTTTATGATACTTCTAATGGTCAGCTCGACGAGAACTCACCAACGAAACCACAGAATCCATATGGTCAGACTAAGCTGTGGTCTGAGCAGATGCTCGAAGCTCTGTATCACGCTCACGGAGTTAGCAGCGTTTCGTTGCGTTATTTCAACGTTGCTGGTGCTGGTAAGAAACATGGTTACAATGCGAAGACGCCAACACACGCAGTTCCAATCCTGCTCAAGTCTGTGTTGAGTAACAAACCATTTCATGTGTTCGGCAATGATTATCCTACCAAAGATGGAACTTGCATTCGCGATTACCTTCACGTGAAAGATGTCGCTCGCGCGCATGTGCAAGCCCTACACTATCTCGATAGCCATAAGTGTTCCGAAGTATTCAATCTTGGCACGGGAACTGGAACTTCTATGCTTGATTTGATTCAGGCATCGGAGAAAGTTCTTGACAAAAAGGTAGACTTCGTATATGATAGTCGACGAATGGGAGATCCACCTATCCTCGTAGCTAATGCACAAAAGGCTGAGAAGTTCCTCAACTGGAAGCCAGAATATGAGTTAGCCGATATTATCCGCGACTCATGGAACTGGGAAAATGCTAGTAACAATCCAGTCAGCTAATCGCTCCTCGCATATCGAAGCGATGGAGCAGGTGCTCGCTCCTATCGTCCCGCTTTGGATTGTTCCGCTCAGTCAAGTCACAGACTACAGTAAAGCACAGAACGTTGTTGGTGTCGATGGCGTGATGCCAATGAAACCAAAGCAGCTTAACTATGCGCTTGATAATGGTTTTGCCAAAGGTGAAATCGTAGTGACTATGGATGACGACTTTGTGAAGTGCGTCACCGTTCGACAGGAAGGCACTAAGTTCATCACAGAGAATGCAAGCCTTGCTGACTTCATTCAAGATATGGGTGAGCGCCTAGCCAAATCACCCTATTATGCAGCTGGTTTCCAATCCAATCTCAATCCCGCATGGTGTGGTTCTGGGCAAACTAACACTGGCATGGTTCTTGGTCAGCTATTGGCTCACAAGAAAAGTGATATTCGCTTCGATGAGTCATTGACAATGCTAGAGGATTTGGAGTATATTATAGCTCATCACTCAGCACACGGTGGCATAGTTCGAATCAATGATCGCATGATCTACTTCCATATGGAAAGCGAAAAGAACCGTAAAGAGCAAGCTGGTGGTTACAAAGGTCAGCGTGATAAAGAGCGTCAAGAAGCTGCACTAGATTACATCAGCAAGAAATACTCAGCAAGAGTTGGTGTCGACTTCCTACGCGATACAGAAGTTGGAACTGGTGTCACAAAGAAGATGCGTTGGAAAAATCTAAATAAGCCTACAATATTTGATTTCATGGAGATTTGATGGACTACGTTGTTGCAATCCCTAGCTATCGTCGAGCGAAAACCCTGCGTGAGAAAACCCTCGCGCTTCTCGAGCGTCACAATATCCCCGATGAAAAGATCACTATCTTCGTAGGCAATCAAGAAGAATACGAAACCTATCGCAAGGAAATTCCTGAGAAGTATAACATCGTAGTCGGTCAGGTTGGTATGGGTGCGATTCGTCGCTTCATTCAGAACTACTATCCCGAAGGAACTCAGGTCATGAACTTCGACGACGATCTGTCGGAAGTCATGAAGAAGATTGACGACAAGACTATGGTTCCAGTGACCGATCTTGCTGGTGAAGTTATCTGTCGTGGGTTCGTCGAGTGTCAGAAGAATGAAGCGTATCTTTTTGGCGTTTACGCAGCAGCTAACGCAATGTTCATGAAGAACCGTGTAGCCGTCGGACTTTACTACTGCATCGGTTCATGCTGGGGTCTCATCACTCGACACGATAAGGACTTGACAGTATCCCTTGACGATAAGGAAGACTTCGAGCGCACACTTCAGCACTACGTCAAGGACGGTAAGGTTGTTCGACTCGACGATATCACAGTCAAGTCAAAGTATTACACCGAAGACGGTGGTATGCAAGTCACACGCACAAACGATCGCATCCTTGAGTCAGCTAAGATCCTTGCTGAAAGATATCCAGAACTGTGTTCGATGTATATTCGCGAAACGACAGGTCACGCAGAACTC